ATCAGATGATCTGATAATATCCTCCACAAAGTATGTTTTTTCATATTTTGTGGGGGATTTTTTATTAAATTTCATTTTTCTGTCCTATGTATAATGAAGCATTAATTTAACAGGAGGACTACTATGGAACAGCAAAAAGTAATTGATGAAATTCAGTATTATCAGGCACAGAAACTGACCGATATGCTCTATGAAAACCGCCTTATTTCCTTTGTCGAATATGACAAATTAACGGAACTGAATCGCCGGACTTTCTCTCCACTTTTTGTCGACTTATTCCCTAAAACGCTTGATAAATCACTCCAAAAGAGTTAATATGTCATACTGAAATGAGGTGATAAACTTGAAAATACGAAAAATTGACGCACAACCACAAGAAATAAAAAAACTTCGTGTTGCTGCATACTGTCGTGTTTCAACGGATTCTAATGACCAGAAAGAGAGTCTTGACACTCAGAAAAAGCATTATGAATCTTGGATCAAACTCCATTCTAACTGGGAATTTGCAGGTGTTTTCTATGATTTTGGAATCAGCGGAACAAAAGCTGACGCAAGAGATGGTTTGCAGGCTTTGCTTTATGAATGCCGAATCGGCAGAATTGACTATATTCTCACAAAATCCATCAGCCGTTTTTCTCGAAATACAACCGACTGTCTTTCACTTGTGAGAGAACTGCTTTCGTATAACATTCCTATCTATTTTGAAAAGGAAAATCTGGACACAGGCAGTATGGAAAGTGAATTGATTCTGGCAATTCTCAGCAGTATGGCACAAGGTGAATCCGAATCTATATCCGAAAATGTTAAATGGAGCAATCAAAAAAACATCGAAAACGGAATATATAAATTCAGTTATCTTCCATACGGATATATGCATGATAAAAATGGAAATATGATAATCAATTCCGACGAAGCAGATGTAATCAAAGATATTTTCAGATACGCATTAAACGGAGTAGGCACATACAAAATTGCAAAGCTCCTTCAGGAACAAGGAGTTCCAACACGCAGAGGCGGTCAATGGACAGGTTCAACTGTAAAGAGCATACTTACAAACGAAAAATATTACGGTGCAGCCATATTTAACAAAACATACACCGACAGCAATTTCAAAAGACATAAGAATAACGGAGAATCTGACAGATACTATGCTGAAGAACACCATGAGGCTATCATCAGCAAAAGTGAATTTGAGAAAGTTCAGGAATTGATACAAATTCATGCCGATGAACGAAAAATCATAAAAAGTGATTCAAAATATTTAAAGAGGTATCCATTTTCAGGTCTGATTATTTGTGGTGAATGTGGCAGCAAATTCAAACGGCAAACCCAGAGTTCAGGTGTAGCATGGGCTTGTAAAACGCACCTTTTTCATAAAGAGCAATGCTCTATAAAATTCATTAAGGAAGAAGCAATTAAAGCTGCTTTAACAACGATGATGAATAAACTGATTTTTGGTTACAAACGAGTTTTGAAGCCATATCTTGAATCCATTAAGTTGGTGAAAACTGATGACAATTTACAGCGTATTCTGAATCTGAAAGAAAATATTCAGAAAAATTTAGACAGAAAGAATGATATTCGCAAGCTGAGAGTGAAAGGGCTTATTGACAGTACACTGTTCAATCAGGAAGTGTCACGAATTGAAAAACAAAACGAGGAATATCGCATGGAATTAAGACAACTTGATAATTCAAAGAATGACCACATGATAAAAGAAACAGAAAAGCTGATTCATTTTATAGAATCATCAAACACTTTCTCTGCTTTTGATGAATCTTTTCTTGAATATCTTGATTGCATCATTGTTTATTCCAGAACCTTCATAGGCTTTAAACTGAAATGCGGATTGACATTAAAGGAGGAAATATGTACGGGTACAAAGTAGAAAACGGAGAAATCAGAATTGACAAACACGAAGCGTCAGTTATAGTCGGTATTTTTAATGCCTATATTTCAGGAATGAGTATGACAAATGCTGCTAAAAATGCGGGACAGCTATTCTGCCATAGTACTGTAAAGCGAATACTTCAAAATGCCCATTATGTCGGAGACGATTCACACCCTGCAATTATAAACAAAAACACATTTTCAAGAGCAAATGCAGAATTGATAAAGCGTTCTTCTGAACATAAAAGATCCAGCCGTCTAAAACCGCCTCCTATACACACCGAATTTGCTTTTTTTGAAGCAACAGAAATCTATGACATTCCCAAAGAACAAGCCGAATATATTTACAGTTTAATAGAGGTAATACGATGAATATTACAAAAATTCCTGCAAAACAGCAAATAGGCAATACAGCCGCCAAAGAAGATAAAAAGCTAAGAGTAGCCGCATACTGTCGTGTATCGACTGACAATGAAGAACAGGCAGGAAGTTATGAAACTCAGGTCAGCCATTACCGTGAATTCATTTCAGCAAATCCTGAATGGATTCTTGTTGATGTTTACGCTGATGAAGGCATCAGTGCAACAAATACAAAAAAGCGTGATGATTTCAACAGAATGATTGATGACTGTAAGAAAGGTATAATTGATATGATTTTCACAAAGTCAATCAGCCGATTTGCCAGAAACACAGTAGATTGCTTAAACTATATCCGAATGCTGAAAGATATTAATATCCCCGTTTTCTTTGAGAAGGAAAACATAAACACGATGGACGCAAAAGGTGAAGTTCTTATTACCATTATGGCATCATTAGCACAGCAAGAATCAGAATCCATTTCCAAAAATGTAAAGCTGGGGTTGCAGTACAGATATCAGCACGGCAAAGTATTACTCAATTCTAAATATTTTCTTGGCTATGATAAGGATGAGGACGGAAACCTTGTAGTAAATCCGAAAGAAGCTGAGGTTGTAAAACGGATTTTCCTTGAATACCTGCAAGGCAGCAGTTGTCAGAAAATTGCTAAAGGATTGGAACGTGACGGCATTTTAACAGCAAGAGGAAACCCAAGATGGCACGATAGTACAATCAGAAAAATCCTTGAAAATGAAAAATATATGGGTGATGCACTTTTGCAGAAAACCTATACGGTGGATTTCCTGAATAAAAAACGTGTCAAGAATAATGGCATTGTTCCGCAGTATTACATAGAAGACCATCATGAAGCAATAATTCCCAAAGAACTGTTTTTACAGGTTCAGGATGAAATAGCAAGACGAGCATCAGAACGAGATATTGAAGGCAAACGTAAAGGATTTAGTGCCAACCACGCGTTTTCGCAGATTGTTTTTTGTGCAGAATGCGGAGGTCAGTATCGCAGAATACATTGGAACAACCGTGGCAAAAAATCAATTGTCTGGAGATGTCTTGCACGTTTGAAAAACAAGGACAAGTGCAGAGCAAGAACAGTAAAGGAAGAAGTTTTACAAGAGGCATTTCTTGATGCCCTAAATGAAATGCTTGCAAACAGCAATGATTACCTTAACAGACTTACTGCAAATCTTGAAGTTGCAATCAAGCATAACAGCAC